TTTTTAAATCATATTCCTTTGTCATTACTTTACTATCATGTGATATATTTTCACTTATCATAGAAGACGGATACAAAGAACCAAAATCTACACAAGCAACTGGATCTTCCAAATATAAATTACATTTAGGTTCTAATACAATTGCGCCTTCATAACCATCATTCATAGAACCTTTTGGTATTACAGGCATCAAAGTATCTCTCTCTAAACATTTTTTAGAAATAAAACTCGTCAATTTAATTCCTTGACCTCTTATGACTAGATAATTTAATGGAACACTACATAAATTTGACATTTCTATATATCCTGTCATTACATCTAGCTTTTTCATTAAATTATGAACTAGATTACAATCCTGAATACAATATTTTGCGATAATAGCCCTTTCAATTGGTCCTTCATTTGATAAACGAAATATATCTTGCGGCGATACATCATCCTTAGCTAAACCCCATTTTACTTTCTTATTCATATTTGGTTCTTCTATACCAGATATTACAAAATAACCTTTTTCTTTTTCTATATTTATTACTTCAAATTTATCCCCATCTTTATAAAAATCAATTGAATGTCCTTCCTCATTCATAGTTATAAAATTATTTTCTTCTAATCCAATAAAATTATTACAATATATTTTGGTTGTATTATCTACATGTTCTATTTTTTTTATATAATCTCCTATAAAATAACTTGACACATAATCTAATTTATATTTAATCAAGTTAAAATCTTTTCTAAAATAATTATATAAATCTATTTGTAATCTACCTTTCATATTTATATATTTTAAATCATGTTGTCCACTTGCTATAACTATTTTACTTTCCTCTAATCCATTTTTGTTTGTTTTCCAATCCTTTTTTATACAGATCTCTTCTTTGTTTCTTGATAATTTAAGAAATTCGTAAACACAATTCAATTCTTTTGATCTAATATACATAAATTGATAATCAAATCCAAATATATTATATCCTATTATTATGTCAGGATTTTCTTTCTGTATTAATTCGGTCCACTTTAATAAAACTTCTTTTTCACTTTCACAAGTTTCTATTTCTGAATTTTCTAGTTGTTCCAAATTGTTACAACTATTTAATACTATACAATTGTTTTTATAAGGTTTATCTTCACCATATTTCAAGAATGTTGAACCTATAAATGTAATCTTATCACCTTCTAATTTTGGAAATTCATTATCCAACGTTTTTGTTAATATTGTTATTTTAACATCTCTAGATAATTTATTATCATTCATTAAATCAATTATCTTATCTTTACCTTTATCTTTTTTTTTAGATAAAATAAACTTACACCAAACTTTGTTTTCCACAATTTCATCGTCATTTAAACCACATATATCTTTTTCATTATTAGTTAATTTAAAATCACTTAGATTTTTTAGTAAGTATTTATCTATTTTTTCTTCAATTTCTTCACATTTCACTTTTGTTTTAGGATAAACTATATCTACATTTTCAATACCTTCTTCATACAAATCAAATGCTGATAAAATTATATCTTTTATGTAATCATTATTCTTCTCTTCATTTTCATTATATTCCATCCATAAATCTAATATATTTACTGCCAGTTTCTTATAATTTTTTATTGCTAATGGAAAATCGCCGTGACTACTACTTGCTTCTATATCAAAACTACAAATTTTATAAGGAACTGATATTTCTTTATTTTTTAATGGTATTATATATTTATAATTTACATTATATTCATAATTACAATTCGTTTTTTTTAATGTATTTATTGAAATTTTATTCTTTAATACCGATATCCAACCAGAAGGATTAATATCTTTTAAATGAAATAATCTTAATAATGGTGGAATATTTGATTCATAAAGATATATTTGTTTTCCATTATATTTATATCCGTTGTCTTTTAATTTATATTCGTTTGTTGGATTATTTGAACTATACCATAGATTTTTTATTTTTTTAAAACACTTCTCAGAGTTTGATTCTAATAATACAAATTTATATTTATTACCACAATCAAATCCGTATAATTTCTTTTTTCTAACAAATTTTGCTGAATATAAATCATTTTTTATAATTATTGACATATCTTTAAGATGTGATACAAATGAAAATAATGTGTTATTATTCCATTTTTCATCAACTTTTATGTAAAAATATGGTTTAAATCCATTAACATATAGACAATATGTTTCACCTTTCTCATTTATACCAAACATTTGAACTTTATAGTTTAATTCATAACTTTCATTTACGCTATCATCCTTATCATCCTTATCATCATTATTAACTTTATCGTCATATGCGTTATATGATAATAGTCTTAACGAATAACCCATTTCAATATTATTATTTATTATAATTAAATAATAATATTTAATTCAATTTTATTATTTAATTATTTACATACATACTACAAAATGTAGTGATCATTATTATTTAATATATTGGTATTTAATTTAATTATTTAAATATCATAATAATTTTTATTTATCTTCTTCTTGATTTCTTTAAATTTCTTCTTGATTTCTTTAAACTTCTACTAATATTTTTTCCAGATTTCTTTAAATTTCTTCTTGATTTCTTTAAACGTCTACTATTATTTCTTTTAGATTTATTGAGTTTTTTTAAACGATTCTTTGTTAAATTTTTTAATATAAAACTTACCATATCATCAGTCATTCGATTTCCATTATATTTAATAATTGAATTATTTATATTATCTATTCCTAATATAGTTGGGTAACCCTTTATTTTATATTTTATTGTATTTTTAATAGTTGGAATAGAATCCACATGAACTTCTATTATTTTTATTTTATTATTTTTTAAAAATTTATTGGATTTTAACGAATTCCATGCGTCTTTCATATTTATACAATGAATACATTTTGGATGATAAAACTTTATAAAATAATTAATATTTTTATTTTCTATTACTTCATCAAAAGAATTTCCATATTCATCTAATCCATTTGAACCTATACTAATAAATTTCATTATATAATATTTTAATATTTTATTATTTTATAATTATGTTTAATAATATTATTATAACTTTTATATTTATATTAGGATTATTTTATGTTGTTGAAAATAAAAATATAGAAACATTCAATAATAGTCATAATAGTCATAATAATTGTCCTGATATTTTAATTCAAAAAGGAACTGATTTTTTACTAATGAATAGTAAACTACCTAATGTAAAAAATTATAATCCTTTAAAATTCAAAAGTTTAGAAGATTATGTTAAGTATTTCAAATTTCAAAGAAATAAAGGTATCGTTTGTCCTGTATTATTACTTCAAAAAGGATATAATACGCAAGGTAGAGAAGTATATAGTATTAGAAAAAGTTTATCTAATCCTAACTATGGTGCACAAAATATAGATTTTAATGATTATATACATAATAATATTATTGATGCGAATATTGATAATGATAAAGATTTTAATACTAATCAACACTATGCGTTTGACCCACAAAATCAATATATTGGTTTAGATACTCCTATCGATAAATTATTTCAAGATAATAAAAATAAATATAGTGCTAATCCTATGGATACTAATTGGGGTGGTAATAAATTTACACAATCAAAAATTGATAAAGGATATTATAAAGATTCAGAAGTAAGTATTTATATTCCTTAGTGTTTATCAAGTAATAAAATATTTTTGTTTAAATTCTCCAAAAATAAGTTTAGTTTATTTATATTATCTATTAAATTTATATTTGACTTACTTGTTGCATCTTCTGATAAACTCACACTATTATCAATTATACTTTTTATAATATGTAATTCTATATTTTTCTCAAGTTCTATTATTATATCTTCATACGATGTTTTATATTTTGATATTAATAATTTATCTTCTAAATTATACGATTTGTCTTTTATCGCTTTAGGTTTATCTATTATTGATGTTGAATTATTATTATCTAATCCTTCTTTTATTAAACAAGCATCTTTTAATTTATATAATATAACTATTCCTAATATTACCAATAATATTATATTTTTATTATTATTTATTATATTCATCATGATTTATATAATAAATTTATATTATTATTATTTATTTATTTTGTAATAAATAATTGTATATATTACATTTACAATTTTTATTTAATCTACGTTTTTTACCTGTTTTTGTTATGATAAAAATATCATCCAAAGCTGTTTCGGATAATTCGATTTTTTTTATTAAATTGCCTAATGTTTTATATTTTTCCATTATTATTGACGATGAAGCTATACTTACACATGGTATTTGAGATAACATTATTTCATTTATATTTGTTAATGAAATATTATTTTTTTTAATTCGATTACTTACAACATTCATATATTTTTCTTTATCATTACCATTCTCTTTATCATTTACTTTGCTATAATATCCTTTATTCTTTTTTAATATTTCTATTTGAATTTTTTTTGTTAAATTTATTATCCATTCAACGGATTCTTCTAAATCATTCGTTTTATATATTGAAAAACCTTTGAAATATGACAATGATGTAATTGTTGATAATAACGATTTATAATCAAAATTATTATATTTTGGATTATATTTTTTTATATTCCCTTCTATTAAATAATATATATTATGATTTTCTAAATTACAATTATTTAAACGATATCCTTGTTCTTTATATCTTCCATCTTTTACTGAGGACGCAAGGTCATTTAATGTTTTTCTTTCTATTATTATTATTTCTTCTTCCTTATCATTCTTTATTATTATATCACCCAATGGAAGCGACTTTAATACTACATTTATGTTTTCACATTTTCCATTTTCTTTATAAATACATAATTTATCTAATAAAATATTAGATAAATTATTTTCTCGACAATCTACTTCTATTATCATTATTAATATTATTAATATTATATTTTTAAATATAATTATTTAATATACATTCTAGTTCCTTCTTTTATACATTCTACCTACACCACCACCACTATGATTTGTAAATAGTAAATTGTTGTCTCTCATGTACTTTAACATCTCAGCAGGAGTATCCCCTTCAATACAATTATTACAAATAATACCATTACGATATAAATTTGATCTTGTCGATTGAGTTAAACCTACTGTAGATATAGAACCACTCATATTTCCAAATACGTTCGTTCTATTTGCGATAGAAGAAGAATGACGTGCTCTTTTTGAACTATTCATTAATACCATTATATATTATATAATAATATATAATTATTTACTTAAATATAATTATATAAATTATATTAGAAATTATATACATTAAACTTTATTTATATTATGAACAATAATAATGAAGAAGACAAACTTTATTATAATCCATATAATATTTTGAATAAAGAAATTACTACTCAAGATGTTGAAAATATTCTTAGTAAATATGGTATTCATGAAAAAGTTAATAATATATCTTTGTATAAACGAGCATTTGTTCATAATTCTTACACTAAAAAATCAAATATTGAAAATATAAATAATAATATTTGTATATTAGAATGTACTAACAATAGTATTCCACTTAAAACTAAGTCTAATGAAAGACTTGAATTTATTGGCGATGGAGTTCTTGAACTAATTACTAAATATTATTTATATAGAAGATTTACTAAAGCTGATGAAGGTTTTATGACTGAAAAAAAAATAGCATTAGTTAAAAACGAACATATTGGTAAATTGGCATTTGAAATGAAATTAAATAAATGGTTGCTTATATCAAGACATGCAGAAGAAAAAAAAACTAGAAATAATTTCAAAAAACTAGGATGTCTATTTGAAGCATTTATAGGTGCTTTATTTTTAGATTTTAATAAAATATCTGTTTTTGACGAACACGGGTGGTTTCAAAATATATTTGTTACTGGTCCTGGGTTTCAAATGGCGCAGATTTTTATTGAAAATGTTTTTAATCAACATGTTGATTGGATGAAAATTATTGAAGATGATGATAATTATAAAAACATTTTACAAATTAAAATTCAAAAAGAATTCAAAGTTACACCTAACTATATTGAAATATCTTATTGTGATGATACAAATACATATGAAATGGGTGTATTTATATGTATCGGTTGTTCTATACATAATCAAAATTACAAAGATGCTTTATTATTTAGTGAATTTGGTAGTTTCCAAAATATACATAAATTTCTAGAAAATAATGATAAAGTATTCATTTTTTTAAGTTCAAGTAAATATAAAATTAAAAAAAAAGCTGAACAAATAGCTTGTTATAATGCCCTTAAAATTATTGTATAATTAAATTCATATGTAATTAATATAAATGTTTTTATATATTAAAATTATATATGTCATCTTCTATTTTAGCAAAATTAAAAATTAAGAAGAAACCTACTAAAAATAAAGATATTAATATATTTATTAATTCCTCTAAACCTTCCTCTAAACCTTCCTCTAAACCTTCCTCTAAACCTTCCTCTAAACCTTCCTCTAAACCTTCCTCTAAACCTTCCTCTAAACCTTCCAGTAAGGTTGTTGATATTTCAAATACTTATGATGATAGAAGTAAATATATTAATATGTTTAAAAATATTAAATATGAATTTCAATATCCTTTAGACCAAAAAGATAATCAGTATGATGATGACGATGTATCTAAATATGATGATGACGATGTATCTAAATATGATGATGACGATGTATCTAAATATGATGATGACGATGTATCTAAATATGATGATGATGTATCTAAATATGATGACGATGTATCTAAATATGATGATGACGATGTATCTAAATATGATGATGATGATGTATCTAAATATGATGATGATGTATCTAAATATGATGATGATGATGTATCTAAATACGGTTATCCAGAAGAAAAACAAGATATTTCTTTATCTTTAACTAACATTGAAACACAAACACCTACTCCTATTTTAAAAAAAAAAGTATTTAAAATAATAAAAAAGAAAAATTCTACTAAAAATAAAATGATTAAATCTTCTGTTAGTGAAGAAATAGTATTAGATAATGAAATGTTTGTAGGAGATGAAACTATTAAGAACCGTGTACCTATAAAAAATAATAATATTTCAATTAAAGCACCATCGTATTATATGAATAATAGACAAATTTTTATTAATTTTATAACTTCTCTATTTGGTAAATATAAAAAAGACCTAATAGATGAATCGAAAAATGCTAGTTGTGATTATAACGAGGATATAAATTTCTCACCTATGACACATCAAAAAATAATTAAAGATTATATTAATTTAGTGACTCCTTATAGAGGTGTGTTATTATATCATGGATTAGGTTCAGGTAAAACGTGTAGTTCAATTGGTATTGCCGAAGGTATTAAACAAGATAAACAAATTATAGTAATGACGCCAGCATCATTAAGAATGAATTATATAGAAGAAATAAAAAAATGTGGTGATGAAATTTATAGAAAAAATCAATTTTGGGAATTTATAGATACGACGAATGACAGAACATTAGAAAATAATCTATCAAGTGTATTATCGATTCCACTAGAATATATTAAAAAAAAAAAAGGTGTGTGGATGGTTAATATTAAAAAAGAAAGTAATTTTAATTTACTTGATAATATTGAAAAAAAACAACTTGACGAACAATTAAATATGATGATTTCTCATAAATATAAATTCATAAATTATAATGGATTAAGAATTGATAATTTAAAAAAGTTATCAAATAACTTTAAAATAAATCCGTTTGATAATAAAACAATTATCATAGACGAAGCACATAATTTAGTAAGTAGAATTGTTAATAAATTAAATAATAAAGATTCGGTTTCATATAAATTATATGAGTTTTTAATAAAAGCCGAAAAATGTAAAATAGTTTTACTTAGTGGTACACCGGTAATTAACTATCCAAATGAGCTGGCTGTTCTTTATAATATTCTAAGAGGTAATATTAAAACATTTAATATTAAATTAAATGTTAAAAGTAATGATAAATTATCTTTGGACTATTTTAAAGAATTATTTGGTTATAGGAAACGTGGTTCGAATATTATTGATTTTATGGAATATAACTCACGAAATACTATGTTAATGATTACAAGAAATCCATTTGGTTATATAAATAAAACAAAAAATACTAAATATGATGGCATTAAGTTAACATCAAGCTCGAATAATGAGATTGATGACGAAACATTTATTGAATTAATTAATAAATTGTTAAAAGTAAAAAATATTAAAATATCCAATGTAAATATAGAAACTTTTAAATGTTTACCAGATAAATTAGATGATTTTAAAGCATTATTTATTGACAATATGAATAATATTAAAAATAGCAATTTATTCAAAAGAAGAATAATTGGATTAACCTCATATTTTAAAAGTGCTCAAGAACAATTGATGCCGAAATACGATAACCAAACTGATTTTATTATTCATAAAATACCGATGAGTGATTTCCAATTTTCTTCTTATGAAATTGAAAGAGTTAAAGAAAGAAAGCTTGAGAAATTAAGTAAAAAGAGAAAGAAAAAAAGTAGTAAGGATGTATTTGAAGAAACCAGTGTATCAACTTATAGAATATTTTCAAGAGCATATTGTAATTATGTATTTCCGAAACCTATGATAATTCGTCCTTTTCCAAAAAATATTGAAGAAACAGAAGTATTAAATATTGTTGGTGAAGAAAGTGACCCATCTATTGAAAATATGATTGATGAAAATAATAATACTAATTATGATAAAAAAGCTATTATGAAAAATTATGAAAAAGATATTAAGATTGCGTTAAATATGTTAGATGAAAATAAATTAACATATTTATCTAAAGACGCACTTAAGACATATAGTCCAAAATTCTTAAAGATGATAAATAGTATTACATCTCCATCTAATGTTGGGTTAAATTTAATATATAGTCAATTTAGAACACTTGAAGGTATTGGTATATTAAAACTGGCGTTTGAAGCAAATGGATACGCTCAGTTTAAAATAAAAAAAATAAATAATTTATGGCAGTTAGATATATTACCTGATGATATGGTTAAACCAAAATATGCTTTATATACTGGTACAGAATCATCTGAAGAAAAAGAAATTATTAGAAATGTTTTTAATACTAATTGGGATTTTATTCCAATTAGTTTATCAAATCAAATTAAAGTAATCAACTCAAATAATTTTTATGGTGAAATTGTTAAAGTATTAATGATTTCTGCTTCAGGTGCTGAAGGTATTAGTTTAAAAAATGTTAGATACGTTCATATTACAGAACCTTATTGGCATCCTGTTAGAATTGAACAAGTTATAGGAAGAGCAAGACGCATTTGTAGTCATCAAGACTTACCCATAGAATTAAGAAATATTAAGGTTTATTTATATTTAATGACATTATCAGAAAAACAATTATTAAGTGATGAATCTATTGAAATGAGAATTCATGATAAAAGTAAACTTGATGTTTCTAAAACTATTACAAGTGATGAATATCTATATGAAATTTCTAATATTAAAGAAAATATTATTAAAGGTCTATTAAAAAATGTAAAAGAAGCTTCTTTTGATTGTTCTTTGCATAATAATAATGAAAATTTACAATGTTTCTCTTTTCCTAATATTAATATTGATAATACTAAATTTTCATATAACTCGTCAGTTAATACAGAACAACGCGATAGCATAGCAGATGTTAATAAATCAAAAGTTTCTATGACTGCTAAAATTTTAACTATTAAAAATGTTAAATATGCGTATGACACAAACACTAATGCTGTATATGATATTGAAAGTTATAAAACCGGACAACCTATACAAATTGGCTACATTATTGTTAAAAACAAACCAAATGGTGATGAATATAAAGTATTTTCTAAAATTTAAATTATATATTTATTTTACACTTTCTAATACATTCTCTAATAAATCTATTAATTTTATTTGATTCTCAAATAAATTTGAGAATTTATTTGATAATATATCTATTTTTAATACGAGTTCATTATATTTTAATAAATCATCATTCGTTAAATCATCGTTCGTTAAATCATCATTCGATACATCATTCGATACATCATTCGATACATCATTCGATACATCATTCGATACATCATTCGATACATCATTCGATACATCATTCGATACATCATTCGATACATCATTCGATACATCATTCAAGTTTATTATATCTTTTGTTTCTGAAAATGAAACTTTTTTATTATATATTTTTATTTTTTTATCACTTTCTAATAATACACTTCCACCATTTTTTAACCATTCTTTTGCTTTATCCGCATTATAATCATGATTTATTACATTATCCAAGTCATAACTTCGTTTTTTGATTGTATTATCTAATATATTATTTATTTCTTTACCAAAAGGTTTATCATTTTTTAACGTGAAATCTATATTATTTGGTTTTTTTATATTCATTAGTTTATTAAATTCTTCTTCTTTACTTTTTACTTTATTTTGCATTACATTTTGTGTTTTTTTGTCTTTTGATTGAATAGAGTATTCTAGATTTTCTTTATATTTCTTTATTTTTTTTACCAATGTTGAAATAATTAATTTATTAAGCTGAGTCATACTTTTATCATGTTTCTCTAATGAAATATTTTTTATATTTTTATCAAAAATATCTTTAATATTACTAATATGTTCGTCTGTTAAATTATTAAACATTTTATTCCTATACATTAAATCCCATAATAACTCTTTGTTCTCATCTGAATTTATATTATTCATTTAAATTAATTATATTATATTATATAATATAATTTTATTACTAATACGAATAAAATTATATTATACTTTATTAAAGTATTTAATTATAATAAATTTCTCTAAAATGTTGTATATATTCATCCTTAATTCTTTGTTTTGTTTTTAATAATGTTTCATTATCTTTTAATAATTCGACTATACTATATAAAGCATATATCCCACATTCCGTATTTTTTTTCTGATGTATTATTTTATTTACTATAAATTTCATATTTAAATTAATTTGTTTCGCTTCTTTTTTAATTCGGTTAACTAATTTTTTTATTTCTTTTTGAGGTTTGTTTCCTGTACTATCAAAAAAATATATATATCCTTTCTTTATATTTATAAATAAAGAAACCCAATGGCTTCCTGGTAAATAACTAGGGTCTGTATTAAATATTATTCCTATTTTATTTTTTCCATTCTTTATTTCTTGAATAATACTAAATTTACATAATTCATTCCATACACATTTTCCATTACTATAATGATTCTCAAAATCGATCGGAGATGGACCAATAAAATTAAAACAATTCCATCTATATTCATATTGTCTCATAACTTTTATTATATCTGTGCTAGATAACCATTCATTTGGATTTAGATTCCATTTTTTTGGTTTATTCGGAGCAAATGTATAATCTAATAATTCTTTATTTAAATCATTTTTTAAAAATTCCTGTTTTAACCAACACGATTCACGTTTACACAATAATTTAAAATTATTATATAATTTATTCCATATTATATAAGGTATATTACTATTAATTTTATCATCAGGGTGTCTTTTATTCCATAAATCACGTATTTTTATAAGATTTTCATCACTATAACAAGTATAAATATGATTTTTATGTGGTGATGGTGAACAATTTTCAGTTAAAGCATTCATATATATATATATATATCTTGTTTTATACTTATTATTTATTTTTTATTAATTTTTTTATACCTTTATATCTTAATAATGGGTTATTTAATTTAATCTTTTTTTTTAAAGGTATTACTTCATTATTTGATTTATTTATTATAACAAATTTATCTAATGTAGTTTTAACCTTTTTATTATTTATTATTAAATCATTCATATCACTCATATTACTCATATTACTCATATCATCGTTATCTATATCACTCATATCATCGTTATCTATATCACTCATATCATCGTTATCTATATCACTCATATCATCGTTATCTATATTTTCAAATTCGACATTATTATCATTATTATCATTATTATCATTATTATCATTATTATCATTTTTATCATTTTTATCATTATTATCATTTTTATTATCTAAATTATATTGATCTTGAATAATATCAGTTGTATCTATCATTTTTAAATGATCTATCAGTAATTTAACATAAATATCGTGTGTGTGTTTAAGATTTTCATCTGGTATATTTTCTTTTAACATATCTTTAAATAATCTTAAAATTCTCTTTTTATAAAATTTTATTTCTTTATAATTGTTTTCATTATTTTTTAAATTACCTTTTTTTAGTTCCATGTTGTATATAGGATTTATTAAGAGTTCTAATGTTAAATCATTATTCATTTTATATTTATAAATTTATTTAAATATTTAAATTTAAATTTATTTATAAATTTTTTATTTGTTGTCTTGTATGATTATTAAATGTTTTTTTTCCAATATTAATTTTATTAGGATTAAAATTATCAAAAGTTGCGTCGTCTTTAATAACATATAATTTAGTATTATTGTATAAATCGCTATTCATTGATGGTATATATTTTGATTGAATGTTATTTTGTAATGGAAATACTTGATTTCTTAATATATTTTCAGTGTTTAAATTAGAAACATAACCACTCCAAGGACTTGATGTACCTGGATTAAAAGTATCTTTTATATTATATGTTTTATAACTATTAATTTTTGTAGTATTTTTATCATAATTTGTTTTATCTAAAATAGGCATTAAACAATATTTCGTCGGAACTGGTCTAGGTGTAAATTGAGGTTCTAATGTATGCGATGATATATTCCTTGAAAAAATTCTTTTATTTAATTCATTATCTCTTTCAATATTTAAATATTTAATACCATTTACTACACCATATAATTTGTTCATATATAATATAATATATATTATTATTAATATTTAATAAATATTAAAGACTTAATAATAATTTATTTAATATCAAAATGTGTGGCATTTTCTCTATTTTAAATAATAATAATACATTTACTAAAAAACAAATAAATAATGCTTTTGATGAAGGTGTTAATAGAGGACCTGAATTTTCTGTATTAAAATATGAAGATAATAATACCTATATTGGTTTTCATAGATTAGCAATTAATGGTATGAATGAAAAATCTAACCAACCTATGAAAATTGACAATATTACTTTAATATGTAATGGTGAAATTTATAATTATAAAGAATTATATAAATTTTTAAATATTAATAATACTACGGATTCTGATTGTGAAATTATTATTCATTTGTATAAACATTTTGGCATTGAACAAACATTATTATTATTAGATGGTGTTTTTAGTTTTGTTCTTATTGACAATACCGATGAAAAACGTAAAACGTATGTTGCTCGTGATCCATATGGAGTTAGACCTTTATATTTTTTAATTAATAATAATTCTTATGTTTTCGCATCTGAATTGAAAGTAATAAATAAACTAATAGATAATAACGCTTATTTAAAAAATAAACAGAATCATGTATTACCTGGAACATATTTATTATTTAATAAATATATTGATACTGAATGGGAATTAGTTAAAGATGTTAAATATCATAATTTCACTTTTAATAAAGATATGTTAAATATAGATTATAATCAAAATTATATGAATAATATTTATTGCAATATTGTAGAAAAACTTAATAACGCTGTTAAAAAAAGAGTTGTTGGAACAACAGATAGACCTATTGCTTGTCTACTATCAGGTGGTCTTGATAGTAGTTTAATTGCTTCATTAGTTAAAAAATATTATGTTGGAGAACTTCAAACATTTAGTATTGGAATGAAAGGTTCAAAAGATATTGAATGTGCTAAACTTGTTGCTCAACATATAGGTTCAAAACATACAACTATTGAATTGACCGAAGAAGAATTCTTTGATTATATACCTCAAGTTATTTATAACATTGAAAGTTATGATACTACTTCCGTTAGAGCGAGTGTTGGTAATTCATTAATTGGTAATTACATTTGTCAAAATTCAGAAGCAAAGGTTATATTCAATGGAGATGGTAGTGATGAAATTACAGGAGGATATTTATATTTATTAGAATCTCCAAATGATATTGAATTTGATAATGAATGTAAAAGATTGTTAAATGATATTTATGCGTTTGATGTTCTACGTTCTGATAAAAGTATTTCTTCATACGGACTTGAACCTAGAACACCATTTCTTGATAGAGATTTCGTTAATTATTATTTTAGTATTCCACCTTCTATTAGAAATCCTAGAAGTAAATATAAAATTTATAATGATTTACCTGAAAAATATCTATTACGTAAATCTTTTCAAGAAATTGAACCTAATTTATTACCCACTCATATTTTATGGAGAACAAAAGAAGCATTTAGCGATGGTGTTAGTAGCAACGAAATATCGTGGTACGAATATATTCACAAAAAACTTGATAATTATAATATAGATAATTATAGTGATTATACATTTAATAAACCAAAAACCAAAGAACAACTTTATTATAGAAATATATTTGAAAGTTATTATAATAATTGTTCACACGTTGTTCCATATTTTTGGATGCCTAAATATGTAAACGCAACAGACTCAAGTGCTAGAACTTTAAATATATATAAAAATAACAATAATAATAATAATTCTTAAGAATAGTATTCATTTTACATTAAAATATAAAATTATAAAAAAATATTATTTTATATTTTTTTATAATATACATAACTTATTTAAATACTTACAACTTTACGATAAACATCACATTCATCTGACCACCATCACCATAACCCATATCACTAACTTCTACTATTTCTTCATAACTATTTATACCCATAAATTTTCCAATATCTCTATCAATATTTCTTCTTTCGTTTATACAACCAACTCCATTATTAGACCACGTAAATCCTAATATAGTTCCTACTTTAACCTTATCATTATTCTCTTGTAAATATTCTAACATTGGTTTTACTACTTTTTTATAATGTCCCACAAAATCAGCATATATGAGTGACATATTTTCTAAATCAGTTCTCTCTAAAATTTCCAAGAAATCACCTCGTTCAACTCTGCTACCAAACACAGGATGCTTTTGGTTAGTTTCAAATATTTCCTCATCAAACTCTGGAATAATTAAATTTTCAACCTCAAACACACTATTTTCGATCAAGTGTGTTGATGTCTTCATCTCTTGTGCGTCCAGATAAATCGCATCGCCTTGATTATACTTATCATAATCACGCAACCATGAATTTATTCCCAGCTTCTTATCTGGATTTGGTTCATTATACCCAGAACGCTTACCTAATCTACTAGTCTTTGTTTTCCTATCACATTTTTCACATACTTTATTGCAATATAAATCATCCTCGCTAGTAGTTTTCCACAAATGCTGACAATTATTTTTCTTTGTTTTTTTCATTTTTATCTCTTTACTATCATCTGAAGAACACGAATCATAACCACTATTTGATTCCTCCGCACCACTATCAGTATTGTAATCAGTATTGTAATCAGTATTGTAATCAGTATTGTCCTTAGTTTCTTCTACTCCTCCTTTACTTTTATTTATTTTACCACTAATCAAATAGATTAAAGTTTGTTTCTTATCTTTACTCTTAAATTTAATATCCAAACTTTTACAAATATTTTTTAACTCAGGAACTTTATATTTTCCCAAATTATCGTAATCTACTTTCGTTTCTTCTACATTATCTTTTTTAAGTATTGTAGTAAACAAATGTGGATATTCATTCATAAACTCTTCCCATATAAGTTTAATATCTGGATTTTTCATTATACATTTACACATGGTAATATCTGTATCATAATGTGTCTTTTGATTACTACACCAAGTACCAAGATATTTATTCTCCTTATTATTTTTATCTGTATCAGGAGATGGTAATCTGTTATTTTCAATAACAAATTCTCTAACTTTTTTTAAATTTTCTTTCCAAATAAATTCTGGTGTAGTAAACA